GTACTTGAATTGATATCAATGGCGCTGGTTGCAAGATTTGTAGACTGTATAGAAGTCAGCTCTAGTTTTGCAGCAGTGATGGTGGTACCAGCAATGTCTGCAGCCGTAATGCTATCATTAACAAAAGAATCTGAATTAAGATTTTTTAAAGACTGATAATTAAACGGCATATTGTTTCCTTAGATAGATTCAAGTAACCATCCCCTAGCGGTGTCATAAAACACCATACGGATCGAAGCTCCATTGGTATTCACGGTCATATCATCTGCGGTTCTCATGATATTTTGACCGTTCCTTGCCACAGTCAATGCGTTGGTGCCAAAAGTTCCAGCGAGATCAGTGATTTTAACAAAATCTCCAATCACTGGTGTTGCAGGCAAGGTCAGTGTTATAGCACCTGCGGTGGTATTCACCCAGTATGATCTATTTGAAACTGCTGCGCTACTTGTGGTAATCAATATTCGTTGATAATCGCCCACAACATGCCAGTCTGTACCGTTATAGATTTCCAGTTGGTTGCTGGTTCGATTAAAAAAAGTCACACCGGCGGTGACTGCTGCTGGTCGATCAGCAGTGGTGCCCATGATCATTACTGGTGAGTTTGTGTTTGCGATACCACTAGTTAAAAGTCTGCCCATGGTCTATTCCTTATACAGTTGATGTTTCAATGCCCATTGCCACTGCAGATACGTTGGTAATGCTGCTTCTTACCACTAGAATTTTTCCAGTGTCCAGTACAATACCTGTTCTTTCTAGCACACCATTGGCAGCAATAGTTGAATCGTATTCTATGTACTCTGCATTGGTGGGCGTGGCTGCGGCAGCCACTGCTATACGTATGGTGATTGCAGATGCATTTCGATTACAAATGCTCAACGTTGCCACGGTAAATGTATCAGCAGGCACAGTGTACACCGATGTAAGTGTCGCTGCGGCTAAATCTGATGCTCCAAGTCTTCCTGTTGCCATATTAATTCTCCATTGTTTGTATTTATGTCAGCATAAATGACATAGCTAACGGCACACCAGTCACCCCTGCTCTGAATTCAAATGTTGCTCTCATCTGAATAGCTGCTCCAGTAACTGTGGTGATCTCGTTGCCTGCTATGTAGATATTTCCTGCAGTAACACTATTTACGTTCAAGCTGGCTCCACCACCACCAATCTGTGCCGAAATATATGCTTTAATAGCTCGCTGGGTTGGAACCACACTATCCGAATCTGCTGTAAAGAATGGGTCTGTAGAAAACTCACTAATACTAGCTGATCCGCCGCCAAGTGTTACTTCACCCAGTGTGAGTTCTTGTAGTCCTGCAATATTAAATGCATCTGCATTCAAAGTAGCTACACCGGTTGATTGTTCAATGGTAAACAGGTCACCTACTCTAAAATTGCCGTCTTGGTCAGTTGAAGTAAAGAATACTCTACCGCCATTATTGTCTACTGCTTCATTGGCTTGTATTGCAGGTTGTGTAGGAAGACCAGGATAATTGGTTTCCACAAAATTTCCAGTACCGATATCCAAGAAATCATGCCCTGTTAGTCTAGCTTGGCTGTATCTAATTCTTGTGGTCACTGAATCCAAATGTGCTGGAGTACTGAACAATTTCATAGCCGGTGAAATCTGTAAAAATGCTCGGTAATCACCTGCATATGTACCAAGCTGGGTCAGTACCTGTACAAGTTTGAAAGTTTGATTAGGTAGATGTCCAAATACCACATTAGATCCAGCTGCTGGAAATTTAGTTAGGCGTTTGACTGATATATATTGGCCGGATTGGAAATAATTCGCATAGCCGTCGCCTGTAAGAACTTCTGCATCTGCAGCCACATAGCCCGTGCCTCGGTTTACAAAGGATGGATTTGCAAGAGCTCCATTTCCTGTACGCACCAAGAACGGTGCTTCAAAAATATTGTTGGGATCAGTGATGGTCATAGTAGGCGCGGTTGCGTATGCTGAACCTGGCTCTGATAATCTTATGGCAAATATTTTTTCTGATGCCACAAATGCACGGGCTCTTGCTGTGCTTCCTAGATTAAAACTACTGGCCACTGTCGACGCAGTGCTGCGTTGTACTGCCACCCATGTGCTGGTATAGTTGGGATTTCCATGAGCACATGCACTAAAACCTGCAGCAGCGGTGCTGGTTGTTCTAGAAGTCCATACTATACCGTCTTCAGAACTAGCTGCTTGAGTACTTTGACTCACAGCCAAGAATACTCCCTGAGCATAGCGAACACTAGTATATGATCCAGTAGATAAGGTGGCTGCTGTCCACGTCACTCCATCAATACTGTAGGCGCAGGCAGTACCACTGGAGCTGGACACAGCTACAAATCTACCATTACCCCAAGTCACGCTGCTCCAATTTGTAGACGACGGCAGTGTTCGACCCAACCAAGTGGCTCCGTTGTCTGCGCTGCTGGCTGCTTGTGTGCCTCCACTTGAAACTGCTACCCATATTCCTGCACCATATGCCACTCCGGTCCATGATGCATTGGGCAATGCACCTGTGGCTAACCAATTTATTCCGCCATCTGTGCTGTAGGCTCCTGCTGTGGATCCACTACGTATGGACATCCAGTAACCGTTGCCGTAGGCCACACAACTCCATGTACCTGATGTTGGGAATGCTCCACCTGTGGTCCATGTTACGCCGCCGTCTGCACTATATGCATTAACGTTTGTGCTGCTGCTCACTGCAACTGTATGACTGGTTATAGGCAACGCTGTGCCTGTGCCAGCTCCTATCGCTTATGCAATAAACACCACACCAACAGTATTCTCGCTAGCACCGATGGCTGTGAAAGCTGTGGTTCCTACTGTTAATATCTGGTAAGCTGTGCCTGGTACGAATGATCCTGCTAAAACTGTGGTCTTGTTTCTGCCACTAGCCACAGCTGTCCAGGTTGATGTACTTGGCAACGCCAAAGTATGTTCAGTCCAGGTTGTGCCGTTTACACTGCGATTGATTGTCCTAGTGCCAGCAGATATTGCAACAAAATTACCACCTTGTGCAAATCCAACAAATTCGTATGTCTGTATTGCACCAGTAGCTGTTACCACTGAGGTAATAGTTATCACTATGTTATTTGTGCTGGTACCCCCTAGACTGGTTCCCAGAAGTGTAATAGTATCTAATCGATTGTATCCTGTGCCATTCGCAGTAGCTTTCACCAAGGCATACTTCAGCCCCTTTCTAACCACGCTGAATGTTGCACCAACTCCTGTACCACTGGTAGTGCCTGTTAATGCAGTGTATGTGGCAAATACTGGTGCATAAGATACATCTGCATATGTCATAGAAGTAGCTAATGTTCTTGCTGTAGAACTATATGGTGGAGCCGTAAATGTTATTCTTGGCTCTATCACATAGGTCGTAGAAGCATCTGGTGCCACTATTGTTGTGCCAGGAATGACATGATCGAATCCGCTGGTGCCTGTGCTTTCTTTGTTCACTGTTGCAATCTTGGTTCCGCTGTTGAATGTAGCAATTATGCCAAATTGTCCAACACCTGCGCCGCCTGTGAGAAAAATCTTCATCCCTATATAGGCAGAGGATATCTCTTGATCTGTAGCAGCTACCGTGATCTGAGTTGTAGTACCACCTTGGGCAGTATTGGCATTAGACACATACCCAAAGCCACCAAAATTTCCATCTGCTTCTGGTGCTTGGGTAGAATCATCTACATTATCAAGCAGTTGTACCTGCACTACCGCACCGTCACGGAATTCGTCTTGTTGTACGCTGATACCAGTGCCTGCGCCTGAAATAGTCCATGTGGCTTCTGTGTATTCAGCTCCAGCATTTTCAAATTCAAAGAGTAACACGTCATCGGCGTTGTCGGTGATAACTGATCCCACAACCGCCACGAAGTTTTGATTGTCAACAACACCTTGTCCCACAGTTTCTGTAACATCAAATCCTTCAGCTACTGATCCAAAATCACCGTATGAGTTGTTGCCGTTGGTGGCTCTGATACGTCCACCAGCTTCGGCTAGATAACCTATATGGGCATAGTATGAAAACACTGAAACTAGTTCAGCGCGGCCATTGTTTGTGATCCACGCACCTATACCATCTGATATTACCTGTGTGAAGTCGTTGGATACAATAGAGTCATTGCCGCCTGCATGCAGTGCTCCATCTATCTTTTGTCCTATAGCAGCGTAGCCAAAGGTGGTGACGTTTTGCACATAGGGCGATCGTTGTATGATCCAGGTACGGAAATCATTTGGTCCCCAACCTGGATCAAGCGATACATATGCACCAGCAGATACTCTAGAAGTACCATAGGCATTTGGTGCCAGTAAATCACCTGTTAGCCCTTGCAGTGTTTGATTTCTTACACCTGTACCGTTGCGTACATAGTACATATCTTCTTCTAGACTGCCTCGTACAGAATTAGCATACAGTCTTGCTGCCATTCTTGATTTATAATTACCCGGATATTGTAGGTCAAATTTCAGTGCATCAATATATCTATTCATGTCTCGTGTGCAGCTAACTGTGTTGTAATACAAGCTCATCACCATTGATCCTGCACCGTCTGTGGCAACATCTAAACTGGTATCACTGTTTCTTGTAGTTGCAATTTTAAATGTAGTAGCACTTACCACGTTCTGAATATAATACGTTGTACCAGTTGACACACTTCCAAATACTGTTCCTGTGAATCTTACAGCAGTATTTCTCTGCATCCATGTGGTCGAAGCACAGGTAAACAAATCTGTAGCACCGGTTGCTGCTGTGATTGTGGCTGAGTATGTTGAAGATATGTAAGCATTGATCTCAGAAACTATGTATGATGGATTTCTTTCCAGTTGTAGTAACGCATAATCTACATTCCTTAGACTGCTTTGGCAGGTTGAACCTTCATTGGTAGCACCAAAGACCACGTCATCTAGTAGTGTCATCAGTGTTTCAATTCTAGCCTGTGCAGTGGCATCGCCGCCTACGTTAGATTTTGCCAATGTTTTTACATAGGTAAATGCTGCACGAGTAGCGGTCTTTTGATTCAAAGTATACACATCGCTGGAATTGGCCCGTAGATATGAATATGCAGCTTCTCTAGTTTTAAAATTGCTGTTAAACATAAAGTCAAACATCACTGCTTCGAGAATCAATCTCACATCGCGTTGACATTTAGCTGAGTTGTAGACCAATGCAGGGTAATTAGTAGTAATATAAGTGGTAGCAGCGGTAACTATGGTTTCTTGTGCAGCATCTAATGTTACCGCAGCTGCGATCAGCGCAGTGGTTGATGTCACAGCATTAGTTGCTGTGGGGTAATCTATGATTTCTAAATCGATGTCAAGACCGCTGCCATTACTAAATGAAGCTAACACTGTGCCGCCATATGTGGCTGCAAGTTGGAATGTGTTGGCAGTCACTGTGCCTACCACCCAATATTTGGTGCCGTTAACCAGTCCGTTGGCAGTGATTCTTGGAACCACTGCATCGCCTACGGCCAGTCCGTGTGCAGTAGAAGTCAGTGTGTTCAATGTGGCTATGGTTGTGACATTGATTTGAGGAGTGTTTCCTTCTGTGCTGTCACCTTGTATGATGTTGGTGATGATATCAACCAATTGGCCAACAGTGGCGTTGGCAGCTGAACCGCCTGACAAGTAGGTTGAGTCAGTCCATTGGGTAGCAGTGTTGGTAGCAGATTTAGTTACTGCGGTGTTGGCAATGATCTGTTGTACCACTGTCTTTAATCTACCGTAAGCGGCTACTGTAGCAGCGAGTTCTGTGCTGTCGATCTGTAGAGCGGTGGTATCCTCGCCGTCGAAATATGCTAAACCAGCTACTAGTGTGGCCCACTTTCCGCCGTAGGTTAAATCATAACCCATGGCATCTACTATAAATCCAACATCACGTTTGCACTTGGTTTTGCTGTATTTTACTAAACTGTAGTTTGCAGTCAACCAGGCAGTAATTTCTTCCTTGATAAATTCTTTGTTTTCACGTAACAGTGTTCTTGCATCACCAAATCCTGATAGGAATGAAGAGTTATATCCTGTAGGGTTAGCAGAACTTTCCATGTATGTTGATCCCACTTTGAAATCAATTTGGTGCTGCATGGTTCTAACTAATCTTTGAATATCTGTGGCTTCAAGGGTGCTGGCGAACGGAAAGCTGGCGCTTTGAATAGATATATTACCTGTGCTTTCGACAACATTTGATCCTTGAATGATTTGTCCTACCACAGTTTCTAGTCTAGTTAAAGTTCCAATACTATATTTGGTATCTGCAATATTAGTAAGACTGCCTGCTGGACCTACATTTGTTGATCGGACTTCGTCACCTAGCAGACAGGTTTCGGCTGGTACAATAATAGGCAATGTTTCTCTATACTGACCACTCTTGATGTTAATCAAATTGTTAGGAACAAGTCTCGCAGGTAAATTTGTGACTGTTAGGTCTGTGAGAGCTGTGATCACTATGTCTATTAGAGCATTTATTTTGGTAGTGATTCCAGTTTCTGCGGTATAATCAAAATCTATATACTGTGAGACCACTGCGGTAGAATCCAAGGCCAATGTTTGATAAACAGTGGTTGGTGCGGTGTTGGCCAAGACTGATGCTATCAACAATTTCAATTGTTGGTAGGCTGCAACACCCTCGTCTGCTTCTGCTGCTAGTGTTACATAAGGGGTGCTTTCTTCTCCTGCTGATAATTCTCCAGCTTCACCAAATGCTCCTAGCAAACTGAAAGCTGCGGCACGTACTTTTAAGTTGCCGCCGTGGCCGATGTCCCAAATTAGTCTGTCAACAATAAATCCCACATCGCGTTCACACTTGTATTCATCATAGTCAAATTCAAGATTTATGCTCAAACCTGTGCCATTGGTAAAACTTGAAATTGCTGTGCCGTTCAATGTCAACGACACTTGGAATGCTGTAGTAGTCAATCCTGATGAAATTACATAATAATCACGTTCTGCAACCACTCCATTAGCAGTTGTTTTAGCTCTCAATGTTCTGCCGGCCACCAGTCCGTGGGCGGTAGCAGTATTCAGGGTGTTGGTAGTAGTTATAGAACTTACTGTAACTTTGCTGAACGGTGTTAGATTATTATCAATCTGATAGCGTATCCAGCCAGATATTTCTTTCTGGATAAATGCTCGGTTGAGCTCTAATAGATATTGAGCGTTGGGATTTTTTGGTCCACGTTCCACTTGTTCACAGGCGTATCTCACTGTGGCAAATGGTTTATCCAAGGTTGCGCCATGAGCTGGATACGGTAGATCTTCGCCGTTTGGCGCAACAAAATACACGTTATCTACTTCACCCAGTGTTCTCCATACCGGATCAGTTCCGTTTGATACAAGAACCTGTCCTTCAACTCCTATTGGCAATCTGGTTGGTCCAGCTCCGCCGTAGTAAACAAGATCACCCCTGGTTGTGAGGATAGAAGTTTCACTACCAAGAGATAATGCATTCCAATATGTACCTGTGGTGTCTTGATCGGGTCTACTGTTAGCTTGTCCACCACCTTGCACTCCAATAGTCGAATCGCTGTCCTCTTCTGATCTATGTGATAACACACAGATGTATGCATTAGATCCAAATCTTACAGCATCGCCTATGCGATATTCGGTGTCATCGATCCACACCCCTTGCCAACTAATACCGTTGTTCAACACACTCCAATATTGAGATAATGGTGGTTCTGCTGATACTGTGGCAGTCATTGTGCCTGCAGCATCTGCAGTGATATTAAATGTTGTACCACCAGATGTGGTACTGATAGTAATGTATCCAGCTGCCACCGTCTTTACATAGTATCTAGCTGTGGTGAACACATTACCAAATGTTGTGCCAGTAAATCTCACGGTCATGCCCACCACAATACCTGTGGTAGAAGCTATTGTAAATCTATCAGTAGCCGCGGTTACCGCGGTAACAGTATAGGTGTTTGATGGAGCGTCAGCAGAGGCTAGATATGTGTAACCGCCATAAGCAACAACTTCGCCTATTCGGTAAGACGTTGTATTTGTCCATGCCGACTGATATTTAAATCCTTGTGAAAATAGATCCCAATCAGTTGTGGCTGTTGGGGGTGTTTGCCCTGTGTTTACTGTTTTTGCCGCATATTGGTTGCCGCCATAAGAGACTATATCGCCAGGTTGGTATGTGGTTCCTATCAGCCAGCCAGCTTCATACTCAACACCTTCTACAAACTGACTCCAGTATCCGCTAGTGTTATCAGTGCTGAATAATGCTGCTGCTGTGTGTTGTTGAATACATATCCAAGAAGCCGCTCCCTCTTTCACAACATCATTGATTTTGTATCTAGTTCCAGTAATCCATACTCCTTTGTAATCAATGCCTGGATTAAAATCATCCCAGTAGGCTTGATTAGCCTCTAATCCTGCTGCGGTAGTAGAGGCAGAAGTGTGTCCAAAATTACACACATAGGTTATACCACCATATTTCACAAGATCGTTGACTGTGTATCTGGTTGATGTCGCCCAGTTGGTTCTCCAATTCAATCCCTCGGCAAATAACTGCCATTTGGCTTGATCTGTTTCCAATCCTAGCGATGTAGAAGCTGCTGAAGTATGACTATCTATACATAGGTATAGTAGTCCTCCATATTTTACCAAATCATTTAATTTATAAAAGGTAGAAACTGCCCAGTCATTTTTCCATTCCTGGCCGTCACTCATTAACTTCCATTTAGGAGGTGCTACTTCTAGATCTGTATTAAAATCAGTAGCAGAGGCATGGCCCACTTCGCAGATGTATGTACGGCCGCCGTACCTAACTACGTCATCTACATAGTATGTTGTACTAGTTGTCCAGATACCTTTCCAAACAAATTTTATTCTACCAAGTTTAAACTCTGCCATTTTCCACTCCGAATTTGTTATTGCCAATGTATTTATTCATAGCTGTTATCTATCTTTAAATGATTTTATAAACATGATCTGCGCTAGATAACTACCGCGTATCCCTGTTGGTCTACCAAAAGTGCCAATTCCTGCAAAATTTGCACGTATAGGTATCACGTTTCTCAATCCTGCTGAGTTTGCCATTCTCTCAGGCCCCACACGCACAGTACCAGCAATAAAACTTGCTGTGAGCAAATCTGCTCCTCCAACGTTTAGTCTATTTGTCAAATATGCTTTGATAGCTCGTTGAGTTGGAATAACATTATTGGAATCTGCAGTGAATAACGGGTCGGTTGAAAATTCTCTAATTACAGCACCTGATCCGCCCAATCGAACACCACCCAACGCTAGTTCTGTTAACCCGTCTAGTTGAAAGAAATCTGCACTAATGGTCACAACACCTGTGGCCTGTTCTACCGCGAATAGTTCGCCTGCACGGAAATTACCGTCTTGATCAGTGGAGGTATAAAACACTCTACCTCCACTGATTTCAAGTACTTCATTTTGAGCAGCTGTAAAATAAGGAAGACCTGATGTGTACACATCTGGATAATTTGTGTCTCCAAAATTTCCTGCACCTATATCTAAGAAATCATGTCCTGTGATACGCACTTGACTATATCGCTGTCTAATCTCTACCTGCGCACCGTGTTCAAGATCGTAGTCACTGTTAAAAAACGGTGTCATCCTAAATGTTGCAGTAAATGTTCCGTCGCCTTCTAGAGCATCAAGTTCTATGGTTGTAACTGTTCTAAAGTTGCTTTCGCCGCGGAATCTAAATTGTGCGCCGGGACCTGGAAGGACACTAAGACCAGTAACTGTGATAAATTTTCCAACCGGTATCACATCTGCATAGCCGTTGCCAGACACCGCGACTGTAGTACTGCTGGTTCTATATGCTGACCCCCGGTTCAACCAACTCGGTTGCGCTAGTACACCATCTCCCATTCTCAGTCTCAAGAAAGCTTCTGAAGTGTTATTTGGATCAACTATGGTGTAGTTAGGTGTTGAAGAATATCCGCTGCCTGGCTCCCATATTCTCACTTTTTCTACTCTGCCAGAATTGATGATAATTCTACCTTTGGCTCTAGCACCAGTGATTACTTTTGTACCACCAGCTGTGGTATCTTCTGATACCAATACCCACATCGGTTGACTGTTAGACACAGTGCTATCCTCTTGTGAGACATCAGGATTACCAAAAGCCAAATTGCTCCAATTTAAACTCAATGACAAAGTACGATTGGTCCATACTATACCGTCATAGGAAGTTGCAGCAAAATTAGTAGGACCAGTAGTGGGGTCACCGCCGACATCTCTGCTACCAGTTGTTCCTACTGCAAAAAATACACCCTGGGCATATCTAATTTTTTTCCAATTATGTGGAGTTGAATCGTCAGCTTCTGGCATTGTAGCAGGCAACCAATCAACACCATTAAAACTATAGCCCACATCACCAGTACTGCTGATAGCTACAAATCGTTGATTACCGTATGCCACCGAAACCCAATCCAGCGCACTTGAGTCTGCTGACACATCCATGAGTGTTGGTATCCAAGTAAAAGTGGTACCGACATAAGTTCCTACTGCTGCGGTATTACCAGAATTGGCCACCGCAACAAATCTACTCTTGCCGTAGGCAATATCAACCCATATGTTTGCAGAACTGTCTCCAAATCCTGGTATTTCAGTTGATATCCATGTCTGTCCTGTGAGGCTGTATGCGCCAAAGTTGCTGTCATCTGCTATGGCTACAAAAATACCAGATCCATACGCCACAGAGCACCAATTTCTAGATGCGGGTAAAAGTGTCAAGGTCCAATTAATAGCATTTGTGCTTACAGCAGCGTCTTGGCTACCGTATTTCAAAGCTACAAAAGTATTTTCTCCTGTGCTAACGGCTCTCCAATCGCCAGATGAAGGCAACGAAGTAGTGGTCCAATTTGAACCGTTGGCTGAATATTTTGCGTCTGATCCGGCTGCGGGAGTAACTACAAATTTTCCAGATGCTGCAACTCCTGAATATTCAAAAGTTAAAATTGAGTTAGTACTATCATCTGATACACTTTTTACAGTTATACTGATATCGTTTTCTAATGCTACTCCGCCTACTAGATTGCCGTCTATGACTAATTCTTGCTCATCTAAATATCCTGCGCCAGCATCAGCTAAGGTCACAGTGTATGATCTACCAGTCTTGACCACATTGAATCGTGCCTGTGCTGGTAATATCCCGATTGTTGTTCCTGCGCCGACATCTGCAGCTATGTTTAAAAATGTCTGTGCAGTTTCTCCGTAGGCTATTCCTGAATATATTTGTACTGTGCCTAAATTTATATCAGTGCTGGAAAACAAAGGTTCGTCTACAATAAGTCTAGGCTCAAATCTATACACAGCAGATGTAGTTAATGCAGCTAAAATAGGAGTACCTGGAACAACATGGTCCCATCCAATGACTCCGTTAGATTCTTTTCGTACAGTTACAACTTTAGTAACATCATTGAAAGCAGAAACATATCCGTATTGACCAGTGCCGTCACCACTGGTCACTGTTACTCTTAATCCCAATAGTTCTGCTTCGGTATTTAAATTGCTGGCAGCTAGTGTAATTGTGGTACTTGTGCCGCTTTGAGCGTTGTTACCTATCAACGAATACCCGCCGCCACCCGGTGTTCCGCCCAGTGCTGAAAAAGAATTTCTCACTTGAAATTCAAATATAGCGTTATCACGATACTCTTCTTGCACCACACTTGCACCGCTGCCGGATCCCAGTATTTCGTATGTTGCGGCACTATACTGTTCTCCGGCATTGCCAAATTCTAGCAGTAAAATCTCATCGTTGGCTTCTCCTGCAAGTGCTGCTAGTACTGTAGCTTGATTTAATCTAGTGCTTACAAATGCAATTTGCGGAGTCTCTGTGGGATCATTGCCGGTTGCTATCGCTCCAAAATTTCCATATGAGCTATTTCCGTTGGTTGCTCTGATTCTTCCGCCGCCTGTGGCAAACATGCCTATATTACAGTAGTATGAAAACACTGAAACTAGTTCAGCACGGCCGCCATTGGTTATCCATGCGCCTATGCCGTCTGATATCACCTGTGTGAAGTCATTGGATACTATAGATTTATTTCCGCCGGCATGAAGTGCTCCATCAATTTTTTGTCCTATAGCTCCGGTTCCAAAGGTGGTGACATTTTGTACATAACAGGATCTTGTAGTGATCCATGTTCTATTATCATTAACACCCCATCCTGGATCAAGACTGACAAATGATCCGCCAGTGGGTATACTGTATACGTCAGGCGGCACAGGATCAGGTAATGTACCTGTCAGTCCCTTAAGGGTCATATTACGTATTCCGGTTGAATTACGTACATAGAACATGTCTTCCCCGGCAGATCCCAACACTAAATTCCTATAAAATCTTGATGCCCACATAGTCCTATAATTACCAGCGTAATTAAGATCATAGGCAAATGCATCAATATATCTATTAAAAATTGTTGTAATCAGAGTGTTATCAAATTCTACTAAAGGAAATGCGGATTCTAAATACGCAATCACTTCAGCTACAAAAAAAGTTTTGTTTGCTAATATTACTTCAGCAGAGTCTAGATAATTTTGATCTTGACTAAGAGTGTTTGTACTAGATATTACAACATCATTGCCTGTGTTGTCTAAATGATAATTGATATATTGCACAGAGTCTGCAATTACAGCTACTACCCATGTTGCAGCCTGCGCCGAGCCCACTATTGGTCTAAATAATTCTGTTGTTGTTCCAGGAGAATATTGCGGCGGATCATATGATTCTACTAATCCAGTTACTGGATTTTCAGAATTACCGCTGGTTTTTGCTGGACTCAGAGTTGATTGAAGTATTACAGAATTCATCATTGCTGAAATTCTATTCAATGCAGCTATGATATGAATTTTATCTGTGATGTCTGCTATTGGCGCATTTGGTCTCACAGTTGTTGACCGGAGTTCTTCCCCTCGCAATGCCACACCTGCGGGCACTATTATCGGCAGTATTTCATCATAAACACCTGTTGATATTTTTACAGTGTATTTGTCAGATGCAGCTGCTCCTAATGATTCTAAATATTCGCATGCAAATTTAATTGTACGCCAGGGTTTGAAATAGGTAACTCCTCTTTGAGGATCGGTAATATCATCTACAGCCTTGCTGTCATCAGCACTGACATAGACTATTTTGTCTATATCTCCCCACTCACCGTATATCAGCGAGTCTTGAGAATTTATAGTAAGAATTTCGCCGTCAACAGGGGAAACCCTAACAGATGTTGTGCCTATGGTGCTGGTATCACCTGCAAGTGTTCTTGAATAATCGAAAGTCAATAGGTCGCCTCTGGTATCCATGGCAACATTTGGACCAGCCAGTAACACTAGATCCCAATAAAAGTAACCAGACCCGTTGTCTCCCGGATAATTTTCACTGTCAGCTGTGTGTGCAAAATTACATTTGTAAATACTTCCAGCAAAATTAACAGCATCATTGATTAGATAATTGGTATTCAACACCCATCCAGCCCTAAATCTTAAACCCACGGAGATGACTTCCCAATTACTGTTATCAATGTAATCCAAAGAACTTCCGTCTTCAGTGGTGTCTAATATTGCCACATACAGATTTCCACCTCGACGTACAACATCACCAGTTTTGTATTCTGTATCAGGAGACCAATCTCCTATCAGATTAACTGCCTTGGAAATCAAACTCCAATTGCTAGTAGTAGGCTGGTAGACTGCTAGATCAGGACTGCTATTGGCATTGTTGATTTCGGCACGATAGATATAGCCGCCGTGTCTTACCAAATCACCGATGGCATACGCATCAGTTGAATTCCACGTATCGTTAAACTTGTATCCAAAAAATTCTATGGCGAAGTTGCTGTTGACTATAGATGTAGCAGTGGTGTGTCCAGTGATACATCTTAGGATTGATCCACCATATTTTACTAAGTCGTTAGGTTTGTATCTAGCGCCGTTGGCAGTCCATGTTCCTACATATTCTACGCTAGAATGTACAACACTCCATGAGGCTTGATTATTTTCAAGTCCTTGCGTAGTTGTTCCTGCTGTGTGCTCAGTGTTACAGCGATAAACTATTCCGCCATACTTTACTAGATCACCGATGCCGTATCTGGTTGCAGCTACCCATTCATTCAACCAGTTTATCAGCGATGTATAAATTGTAAATTTATCATTGTTGGCAGCAAAGGTGCTTGCTGCGGTGTGGCTGGTCAGACATAGATATACTACTCCGCCATACAAAACTGTGTCGCCGGGATTATACAAAGTAGATGCTTGCCAATTATTCCTAAACTGATATCCATCAGTCATTTTTGTCCATGCTGGCAACATCTCAGTACCGACCATAAATGTTTGATCGGTGGCGAATACACCCGCAGTGTGTTGTCTAATACACACCCAAGAGCCGCCTCCGTATCTAATTACATCGTCGCGATTATATAAGGTAGTGGTTGTCCACGTCCCGCGCCACAAGTACCTAATCCTACTAATTTTAAAATCTGCCATTTTTTATTCCATTACCCGTTAGAAGAAATTCCCGCTGGATACGAATATCCTTGGTTGATTCTCTGCACCAATTGACCTTGTGCATCTATATAATATAATATACTTCTGTTATCCCATCTATATTGAGGATATCTTAAATTGTCGTATGCTACTTGATGATCTTCTGCAAGTCCTTCAAAATAATCAATTCCTACTTCAAAATCTTCAAAGTTCTCTGCCCCTGATCCAGGCTCATTAATTGTTATAGAATCTTTATCTTTGGCTTGATCAGATCTTAGCAAAAATAATTCACCGTCTTGTGTTCTACGAAGCAGGTAGAGGTATCTAGGCGAATCGCCTAGTGCTTCGTCTGGACTTTGTCCTAAATAATATGTACTTGGCATAGTCTATTCCTTAAGATATCTCAACATAGCTCACTGTGACATCAATGCTATCTTCTGTGTCGCTTTCTATTCTTATACCAGAGGTTGCTGGTAAAATTAGTTTTTCACCTTGTGTAATTACTTTCACTGTGCTGTTTGGCGGAATAATAATGCCTCGAGCATAAGTGGCCTGTGTGGAGTTTTCATCTACCACATACATGTTTACTACTGCTGTGTCAAAGTCTGTGACATTGGCAATATTACACCCGATTACTGTGGCTCGTACCCCAAGAGGAATTTGTAATACATCTACAGGTGTAATTCCCACGTCTGTTGTAACTGCATGTTTAAATAGTGTTGGCATTTTTTATCCTAGAGCAATAGCAAAAGCTGCTGAAATATCGTTGGCTTGGACTTCTGATACTGCTCCACTTGCACCTGCTGGTGAAGCCCATGCAATTCCATCCCATACTTCTAAAGCCTTGGAATTGGAGTTATATCTAGTCATACCCAATACTGCATAAGCAGTAGGACGTTCAGCATCTGATCCCACTGGGGGGACAAACCCATTAGTACCTGCAATTTTAAAATATCCAGTACCAGTTTGTGCAATCTGCGATACAGCATTTGAAATTAGATTAGTAATGACATTATCTACTATACGGAAATTTCCTAATCTTACTCCACCTGCACTATTACCGTCTATATAGAGATCCTGCCCTGTGGTTGTGGTGATTTGATTATCACGAAACATTAAGTTGCCGACATCTAAACTAGGCACATTAATTGCTGTGGTATACAAGGTAGTGGAGTAAACAGCTCTCCATCTATAACTAGCAGATCCAAGATCGTATGTATTATCTATTTCTGGGACTAGGTCACTTTTAATACTGGCATTAATAACAATGTTATCTGTAAGTGCATCACCTATGGTGATATTACCACCAATGACTACATTGCCTGTAGCTGAAATATTTCCGGTCACGGCCAAATTGCCAGTAATATTGGTATTAGCTATAATATTAACTGTGCCGGATCCGTTAGGATCTAGTTCTATAGAACTGTTACTAACTGTGGTAGATATGGTGTTACCTTGCAGTTGCAGATCATCTACCTGCAATCTTGAATGATATACTGTGGCTTCACCTGCGGCTGCTGCAAAATTTATGGTGTTGGAATCACTGGTTATAGTATTACCAGTAAAATGTAAGTTTCCAATATTTAATTGATTATCTACAGTTACGTTTGTAGAACGAGTGTGTCCATTGACGTCTAGGTCAACTGTAGGGGTTGTTGTACGTATCCCGATTCGAGAGTTCACAACATCCAGATAGAGTAAGTCTGTCTCGAATGCCAGATTTTCTCCTGCACGAAGAAGATTTGACTTCAAGAGCTGACCGGAAATACGACCAATAGCCATGTGCTCTCCAATAACCCCGGTGTTTCACCGTTAACCAGATTTTCAGCTTACGCTCTTTGTCGGTTTACCACAGTCGGATCTTGCAAAAATGGTCTTTTCTGCAATTAAAGTTATTTATCAATTTTGGTATTATCCTAGGATAGCACTGTAGATAAATCCAAGATCTTCCATGTATTGTTGAGTAACAATCTCTCCTCCACCGGTAGCTACTATCCATACCGATCCATCATAACATTCAAGATACTGTTGTTCAGTACTCCAACGTGTTTCTCCTAATTCAGGACTAATTCTTCGCTGAGAATCATTCCCTGAAGGGATAACCATGGCATTTGTACCAGTAATGTTGAAGTAACCTGTGCCAGTGGATGCTAAAGTCAGCGGTGTGTTTAATAAGTTTGTGATGTCATTGTTTTGCCATCTAGTGTTTTCTATAAATGTTATCCCGGTATGGGGATTCAAAATAACATCATCGTTGCTTTGCACTGCTGATATTTTATTAATTGTTCCGTCTAGCAGTAATTGTTCGCTTACTGTTGTAAACTGAGATTGCAATCCACTTCCGGGCCATGCTCCAGTATCTATATATTGCCATCCGGGAGTATGCAATTCAGCCCAACGTCGAGTACTAGAATCGCCGGCATCTGCACCTAAAGCATAAGTTGAATTGTCGCCAGGTATAATGCTCTGGGTAAAATCAGTGTTTATGGTCACGGTGTCAAGAGTCTGATCACCAAAGGTCAGTGTGCCTAGTCCTGTAAGATTTCCACTCATGGAAATATTACCGCTGACTGCGAGATCTCCGGTGATGTTGGTGTCAGCTTGTAACTCAACTGTACCTGATCCATTAGGGTCCAACACTATGTTACTGTTAGATATACTAGATATGAGATTGCCATCTAGGACAAGATTGGCTGTAGCAAGTCTATCATGAAAAATTTCACCACCACTGATATAAACATCAATGCCGCCCACGCTGGTTGTGATAGTTTCGGGTGAGTTTAATCTTAGATTACCTGGAGCAAGTTGTGTGACCACGGTAAGATCGTTGGTATTGATATTACTGTTTACATCAAGTGTGTATACTGGTGTTGAATCTTTTATACCAATCTGCTGATTGGTTACATCAAGATAGAGTAGGTCAGTTTCAAACGCAAGGTCAACACCTGCACGTAACAGGTTGTCTGTTAATACCTGTCCACCTATGCGCCCCAATTGACTCATGCTTAGTTGGCGTATCCGTAGTATACAGTTATGTAAACTGGATTACCGCCTCCTCCTGATGCTGGCACTGCAGATGTAAATGAAATATAATATCCGGCAACACGAACTTTGCCTGTGCCTGTAGGAGTCCCACCGCTTTTTGTGAATACTGTTCCTACTGTATTTGCACCAGCACCGAATGATGTAAATGTTGTAGAGCCTACTGAAGTGATTACATAACTGGTACCATTATTGCCACTACTTAATGCAGTGGCGTTGATTTCAGCACCTGTGCCTGTGCTTGTGGGATTCTGATTTATTGTAAAGTTAGTAGTAGAAATCTGCATGACGTTTTCTACTAGTACAAGTACATTGTCTGCACTGGCAGCATATGATGGAGCAAAGGTGCTGTTCAACGGTCCAAAAATAGTAACTACACCGTCTCCTGGACCCAGTGTCTGTTTAGTAATAGCGGCAGCAAAAGGACTGGCCACTGTGACCCAAGCTCCTCCTACATAGGCTTCTAGTGCAGGAATTGTTGTGTTATATCTAATTGTACCATTGGCATCTGTAGGCTGTCTAACACTAGTCAACTGTGGACGTTGCGCAGTTGTGCCTTTGGGCAGCATCATACCGCCGTTGGCGTTAACTACTACTCTGTTGCCCGGACCATTGCCAGCAGGATAATATATCAACGCACGATCGTTGATGCTGAACTGCGAAATATTTTTGGTCTTTAAGAATTTCATACTGCTAGAACACTCACAGTAACAGCCAACCTCGCAGACGATGATGTTCCGACCCATATAGCGTCGCCGCTGGCTAACACCATGCGTTCTTCTGAAAAGAACACAGTTTCGCCTGCAGGTACAACCAGACTGCTGACTACAAGATTCCCAGGGCCATAACTCAAACCACTGCGCACCACATAGATATTAACTGTAACTGAATTAGTTGTTTCGTCTGCAGCATCTGGTGCTAGTGTGTTGCACAATGCTATGGTGGTCACTGCATTTTCTCTACCTGTGACACCTCCGGCGATAGGGCCGCCTGTGGTTGAACTGGTAAAAACTTTTACAGGCACTACGACACTAGTAGAATCTATCAGTGATAGTGTGCCTTCTGGATTTTCATAATTTCTTATCATAGTTGTCTCTTAAAATAGCATACTGAATACCAGTGCTTTGTTTTTACTTATCAACTCGCCGTTTTGTTTAGCTGCTTCTGCACTGTCATTGACAAAATATAAT